TGCCAATACTCCGAAACCCGGTACACGTCTACGTCCTCGGTGTGCGACGGCAGGGAGTCCACGAAATCGAGAAGATCCTCCCAGGCCCGGAGATAGGCCCGTTCCGTCTTGGGGGAGTTAGCGCTGTCCGCCAACCACTGATCGAAGCACTGCGCCCACTCGCGCTTAATGTCCATCCGCGAGGGCATCGGCATCGTGGGGGTATAGTCCGTCTTCGCGCCTTCGCCGAACAGCGCGATAGCCATATCCGCCTCGGGCACATCCTCCACAACCTCACCCTCGATCACCTCGACCTCAAACACGTCCGCCTCCAGGTCCAGATCAGGCATCCGATGGCTCCACATCGACCTCGTACGTGGGGGACACGACGTCCATCTCACCCCACGGCACCAGCCTCAGGCTGCGATGTACGTCGGTGTCCCACTCGATCAGCCCCAGACGCGCCAGCTTCATCAAATGTCGCTGCACGTTGCTGATGCAAATTCCCACCGCCTCCGAAATCTCACGGCGCGTCGGTGCGATATCGTGGGCCGCGATGTACTGCTCCACGTAGAGCAGCACTGCCTCAGTCGAACCCATCTCCTGAATATCCAGCGACATATCAGCGTCATTGGCGTTCCTCGTCGGCGCCACCCCGGATTCCTTCAATGCCTCGATAGCCACCGACAAATCACCGTCCATCGGCCGCCACTCACCATCGATCGCCGCCCAAATCCTCGCGCCCATCTCACGCCTCCTTCGATCCGGCGGCCAGCCGGGCCACCGACTCACGGGCCACATTCACGCCGCGCTCCTGTAACTCCGCGGCACGCTGCTGCTCCCAGTCATCCAACTCCCGCTCGATGACCCAGCGAAGCTGGCCCGAACGGGTTCGACCCTGGGCCTCGGCCCAACGGTCCACGCGATCCCGAAACTCTGGGTCCGTGTTGTAGATCATCAGGTGAGCATTCTCGTTCATTCTTACCTCCATCGTAATCATATATGTCGAGTCTGTAAACTATGGTTACACTATATCATAGAACCTAATAGATGTCAATACTTTTTACGCTAATGCAGTGAAACTTTACGTCCTGGAAACTACAATGGTGGTGATATGACAACCAAATTTACAGAATGGCTGTTGCAAGAAATGGAGTGGCGCGACCTCTCAATGAGGGAGCTGGCCAGACGGTCGCACGGAGGGGTGTCGCATACTCAGATATCTAAGGTGCTCAGCGGTCAGGCGGATGCATCTGCCGATTTCTGCATAGCTATCGCCAAAGCAATGCGGTTACCTGAGATTGATGTGCTAAGAAGGGCCGGGCATATCAACACGGCCCCTGGGGAAACAGAACGACTGACTTTACGAGAACTGTGGACTACGCTTCGGGGAATGAGCGATGACCAATTACGAGAGGTGCGCCACTACGCGCGCTTTCTCGCCAGCGGCGCCCACAGCACAGTACCGCCCGCGCCCGCAACCACGTCACAAATCGAGGGTGATCCAGAACCCGAGCCGTCAGAACCGTGACGGCCGTCCAAAGGAGCTTTGCAAATCGAAGTGGAGCACAACTTGATATCGACATTGTCACCTCCACTCCCATTATAGAACGTCCGTTCTACCAAATGAAGGCCCCGGCCTTCCAATCGCCTGACAATCGCCGCCCTTAACGCTCTCGTAACGTCTCGATAACCCAACCTATCCCAACCCTGGAGATGCGAATGACCACAAACTCGAAGGATAAACGCACCACCACGTTGGTCGTCATCGGTCTGGGCGTCTTCGTGCTGGCCGTCATCATATGCGCCGGCGTTTCATCCATAACGAACAACAGGCGTGACGCCCGATCACCAACCCCGGATCCATATGAGGTCTTTGTCACGGTGCGTAACACCTGCGGGGTTTGTGGCACAGACTCGCCGGTAGGCGCGTGGGAAGCGGCAGACGGTCGCTCCATCATCCTGTCGGATAACGGTAACTACGTAGCCACCTTCAAAGACGGATCAACATCGACCGGTACCTGGTCGGTAGACGACGGGGAGCTCTGCCTAACTCACGCCGCGGGCACGGCCTGCTACGCCTACCGTCAAAAAACCGACGCGATGAAACTGGAAAATGCCATATACATCCGCCGCTAGGGGAACAATTGGAGCGACCTATGCCGACCGATGACCTTGACATTGAAAGAGAAGAGTGGATCACTGCGGCGTTCGTTGAGGAAAAGAGGCGCCAGGTGAGAGAGGAGATCAACGACCTTCGGTATGTGACGAGTCGTCAGTACTTAAGCGGCGTGCTTAGAGCATCCGAAGATGCAAGCGATGTGCACCTAATGCGTCTGGCCCTGGACAGCGACGATTATAATACCAACGAGTTTATGCAGAAGGCGTGTCGCATCCTAGCCGAGCTGTTGCCCGACGCGCATCCTCTCCTGAAGGACATAGCGGATCGTCCGCCATTTGCAGCAGCATCGACGACGCCTGAAACCCGGAATCACCGTGATCGCTAAGCGCCAAGCACTTCAACGCCTCGACAATCACCGGCCCGTGCTCCGGCGCTGCAACCAGAACAAAGAGGCCATCCGTGAACTCATAACGTGGTAGTCCGTGCGACTCGAGCTCGTCGGCATTGATGACAATCTCTGACATATTTCACCTCCGCACCCAGTATAGCACAGACGTTCTACCATTTGAAGCGCAGATCCACTAAGGCATTATTAGTAGACCGGGAAAAACGATAGGGGAGGGGACACAAACCGAGGGCCGAAAACACCAACCGGCGACCCCACAACCCCCCGTAACCCGAGACCACATTACTCCCTCACCCACCTACCTATGCGGTCCGAGGTCGACCATCGCCGTACCACAGTTTGGGTCCGTGAGGTCGGCGGTTCAAATCCGCCCGCCCCGACTTTTGACCACCGGCGACCCCACAGCCGCCCGAATACCGCACCTATTGCGGTCGCCGGTAGCCGAAAACGCCCGACCGCAGGCCCCATGATCCCCGTTACCCCGGTTCAAAAAAAACGCCCTGTCTGATTAGCAGATGAGGCGCTCACATTAGCAGACCAGGCACCTAGCGAACCGGAGGTCCCACTATGTCCAGGCTCAATCTGACGCTCGACCAAACCATCGACGGATTCCTGCTCCACTGCCAGTCCAAACGCCTCAGCCGGCACACCATCCGCAACTACCGATATGCCCTCGATAAACTGCTCACCCACGTCCCCGGCACCACGCCCCTGGGGGACATCACCGTCCGCGACGTTTCTGCTGCCCTGGCTACCTACACCGACCTGAGCAAAAAGACGATGTCCAACGTCCACGCCGCGCTCAGCGCGATGTGGAACTGGGCCGTCCGCCAGGAGTACGCCGACGAGAATCCTCTCGAACGCATCGACCGCCCCAAACCCGAGAAACGCACCATCGTCCCCCTGACCGCTGACGAGATTAAGGCCCTCCTCAAATCCTGTGCCCAAACGAGGGCCTACACCCGGCCCGGCAAGCGCGCCTGTACCAACAGCCGGCCCACTGCCGTCCGGGATCGCGCCATCATCCTGACACTGCTCGACACCGGTCTCCGCGCTTCCGAGCTCTGCAACCTGACCATCGCCGACTACAACCAGCGGCGCAATCGCATTAGCGTATTTGGCAAGGGCTCGAAGGAGCGCACCATTCCCATCTCCACCCAGACCGCCGAGGCAATCTGGGAGTATCTGGCCACGCGCAACAAAGCCACCACCCTGATGGATGAGCCCCTCTTCACCACATCCACCGGCCGTTCCTTGGACCGCCACCAACTCCGGCGCCTCCTCGTCCGCCTGGCCGACGCAGCCGGCGTCGAGGATGTCCACCCCCACAAGTTCCGCCACACGTTTGCCATCTTTTACCTGCGCAACGAGGGCGACATCTACAGCCTGCAGGAGATCCTTGGCCATAGCACGCTCGATATGGTCAAAAACTACCTGACCATCGCCCAGACCGACATCGACAAGGCCCACAAGCGCGCTTCCCCTGTCGCCAATATGCGTTTGTGAGACGAGTTTTGTGTCATATGACAAAATAGTGACATTTGGTACTATCTTTAGTATAGCGTTGTGCTATACTAGAACTAGTTGAGGGAAACACACAGAGGAGACGAGAGATGACAGACCTAGAACGAATCGCCAAATACGGAACACCCGCAATCGAGCAGATGGCCGATGATGACTTCAGCGGCCAGCCCGTCAGCCCCACCGAGTACCGCGAGATGGGCGGCACTAATGAGGAGTACATCGAGGATATGAAGGCAACCCTCCCGTGCTGGAGAGAGCTCGACGCTGATCAATACGCAATCTGGCACGGACGAGTTACCGAATTGGTTGAGGAAAACTGAGATGGGCACCAGGCAGTTAAATGTGCGATTGAGCGAACCGGGATGGGATAAATTGGACGCGCTGACAGAGTTGTACGGGGCAAAGACCCGTGTGGTAGAGGTTGCGATCGACCGGCTGTTTAACTCAGAGATTCCACAGGAGGAAAACAAGATGACGACACGAACAGTAGTTGCACGCGGCAGTGGGTGGAGCGCATCGTCCTTATACGACGCAAGCTCCTGGGGTGACGAAATCGATGACGAGACCGCCACAAAGCTAGGCAACATGGTTGTCCAACGGTTTCACGAGCTCTGCGAGGCGCACGGTGGCGGCGATATCTACTGGGAGCCGCAACTCAGCGAGGTCACCGCTGAGGTTGTAGGCGAGGGACACCGGATGTGGGAGCGTGTCCACCCGATGGACGAGGAGTTGGAGATCCTTCGCCAGCAAGCTGGCGAGGAGGTCTGGGCGGTTTTCTGTGATGACACGGCTCAGCTACAGGGCGATGTACCCGACTGGATCACAAAACAGGTCCGCGAGATCTGGGACCGGATGGAGGCATAATATGCCCAGACTCTCAGCCACCGAAAAGCTAGAGAGGGCCACCCAGGCCCTCTCCGCTGCCAAAGCCGAACTGGCCCAACTGCCGCCCAAGGGCCGCGAGCGCACCGCCATCATCAACCGGGCCCGCGGGCATCTCAACACTGTCCGCCGCAACGCCTACAGACTCGCTGACACACGCTTTCATGATGCCCGCAACGCCACCCCCGGCCAGCGAGAGCAAGCCAAAGCTCTGATGGACGCTATCGACAACCTATGGCCGGATCCCAAAACCGGCAGATAATTACTCGTTAATCGTTACTCGTTTTCCACAAACAAAGGCCCCGGCAATTGCCGGGGCCTTCTCCTTTGGTCGACATCCATAGCATATACGCTATGACGCACGACGCTACCGATCCGCCAGCGCCACCACCGGCGACCGCGGTCCCCATTCCAGATCGTACCACCCGCCGCCCCACCACTCAGACGAGCTCCCCGCGTCCGCCAGGTGCCACGCACACGCGCCCGCCACCTCGCCGCGCTGGGCCAGATAGTCGAACGCCTCCCGCAGCCGCTGGCCCCACGTCACCTCGTCGTAGAAGCCGGTCCCATCCGGCAGCCGCACGATAAGATCCTCGTCACACCAGTTCAGTTCCCACATATGGAACGGGCTGTAAAGCACGCCTTCCGTGATGATCGTCGTGATCTCCTCATCCTCACCCGTCTTCTCCCGGATCCACCGGCGGTATGGTTCGTACCCCCGGAGGCACATATCATCGACGCCCTGGCCCCACGTCGGCTCGTAGTCGAACGGCCGTGCGAACGCCGCGCTGTGAACCGCTAACCACACATTAGCAGACCGGATCCACCGGGGGAGCTCGTAGCCGTGTGTGGCCATCAACCGGGCTATAAACCCCTTGAACCACATCCAGGACGAATACCGGGGATTGAGACCGCCGCGCTCCGTCGGCCCCATCGCCGGAATCGCCGGGCAGCCACCCCATTCGACGATCTGCACGGCGTCCAGCCACCAGCTATCCGCTGCCTGGTTGACCAGCTCGACATCGTGCCAGTCCACGCGCTCGTGGTAGTCCGGCTGCCATTCCACCGTCAGGTTCAGCTCGTTCATCACTTCCATGAATGGCTTGAACCGCGTGCCGTGAGCGGCGTTGTATGACAGAACCGTCCCGATCATCTGACGCACGGCCCGCGCCCCGTTCACGATCACCTGATTCCGGCCGGGGAGCTGCGCGTCGTCGTAGATCCGCACCACCGGCTGGATGCCGGCACCCATCAGCTTATCCATCAGGTCGTAGGTGCCCGGATGCCCGTTAAACAGCAGCTTGTACCACCGAACCCCCAGCATCCGTAGCCGGCCGATCAGCGCGTCGAGATCCTCCGGTGGCGCCGTCGAGATTGGCCCGTGGACACCCCTCACCGATGTCGGATCTGGGGGAGGGGGCTGATCCTTGCCCCACCCCGCTAGCCACGGCCACGAATCGCCCGGGCACTGTGTTCCGATGACGTCCTTATGCCCCCAGACACTCAGCCCCTTGCCCACCACCTCCTCGAGGTAGTCGATTAGAGCCACCAGCGACGCCATCTGGGCATCCGTCGGCTCCCGACCGTCGATGAATCTGCCCAACAGGCATACCGCGATGCCCCACCAATTCTCGTCTCCGGGGTGCGACGCACTCCCCTGTCCAAAGACCACATTCTCCAGATCGCTCGTTTGCCAGATTGTACCGTCTGCACCGATCACGTAACTGTAGCAGATCCCCGGTCGGTTTTTCCCGTCCGGCGCGACGTGATACCGCGCGATGGCCTTGACCGTCGCGATGTCGCTCGACAGCGCGCCCGCGCTGTGGTGCACAAACACCGTATTGATCTCGCTCAACTGACGCCGGCGCCACGGATACCACGGGCTCTGTGGATTCGTCGCCATCCGGTCCCGCACGTCCACGATCTCCAGCTCCGGCTCCGGATCCTGCCCGGCCGGAGGAGGCTCACCGCCGTTCGGCAGTGGGCGAAAAACGAGTACCGCCTCGGGATCGCGCTCCGCGTAGAACGCGATGTAGTCGACGTCATCCTCGCTGAAGCCCGGCAGCTCGATGGTGCTGGTCCGCGCGTTAGGTGGTCGGTTCGCCGCCTCGTCGTGCGACGGTCCGCAGTAAATCCCCCGCTGACGCGCCTCCTGGTAGAGAACTTCTCGGATAGCTTCGTCCTGAATCCGGTCGTAGTCGACCACCAGCACACGGCGATCATACCCCGGTTCCGGCTCCGGTTCGGGATCCGGCTCCTCCGGCTCCACGCTCAGGATCGCCCGTGCCGCATCCACCGCGATCGCGCGCCAGTGCGACAGGTGCATACGGATGTCGAAGCCCCGCCATGGCCCCCAGCTAAATAAGTGTACGTCCGTCACCTCCGGATCCTCCGCGGCTTTCGTCAAATACCAGCGCATCTGCCGTTCCCACTCCTCGCCGGAGATTTCGGTCATCTTGCGCGCCAGATTCACCTCGGTCAGCGCCACGGGTACGAATAGCCCGCGCGCCCGCAGGATCTCCAGCCAGTAGCGATACCTGAACGCCAATGGCCCTTTGTCCGATGCGTCGCCGTCGTAGCCCGGCAGCGCATCGCCGAACCACTTATCCATAGGATCAGCGTACTCGTGCAGGCAGAGGACAAGGCCCTCCGGATCGTCAAAGACGCCCGTCTCGACCACGGCCCGCATCTCGTCCCACTCCGGCACGCCCAGGCTGTAGCTGAAAGCGCCGACCGTCACCCCGTCCCGCCGGCCCAGCCTACCCAGTTCCTTGAAGAATAGCCCGAGCTTGACGTGGTCGGCGTCTTGCTCATTGATGATCTCTAGGATATCGATGAGTGGTAGATAATCAGCCATCACATCCATCAGCGCGTCCCACACGCGCCCGGCCGCCGTCACAGGATCCGGGTCCAGACTGGGCCCTTCGATGTTGATGTCGTACCCCGGTAGCATCGACAGCCGGAACGTCGTGCGGATGTGCGGATTGATCCGCTTGAATAGCCGCAGCGTGTTGGCCATCTCCGGCACACCGTAGACTTTGATCGTCGGCAAGGCCGCCGCGATCTGCGCCGGCGTCGCTTCCGGGAACTCGCGCACCATCTGCTCGTGCAAGGCCCGGAGCTCGTCGCTGGCGCCGTTGTCGCCCAGCGTGACGTGCAGGCCCGGCGGCACCATCGCCCGTTCGACGGGTGGCGCCGGCGGACCCGGCTCGTCCGGCTCCCCCACGACCTCCCACACAGGGGCAGCGATATAGCGGTCGTTGTGCTTCGTCCGCCACTTGTTCGACGTCCGCACAAACCGCGTCATTGTCGCGCCGGTGGCCACCGCCTCGACCGCCACCGGTGCGAATTCGTTGTAGATGCTCCAGCACGTGCCCCAGATCACGGTGTCCGCGTAGGGGTCCGTGCCCCCCGTCGGGTCGAGACCCACCTGGAATGCGCAGCTCTGCAAAATGTCCACCATCTTCTGATCGTCGTACCGCTGGGGGATCGCGTCGTGCGGCATCGCAAACGCCGCCGAGCCCACGCCGTCGCTCACATCCGCCTTGTCGCCGTTCGAGTTCCAAGCGTGCGCCTGCACCTCAAATCGGTAACGTGTCCCGGGCGTCACATCCTCGACGCGATACACCCCGCCGATGGTGCGTCCCCAAGCACTGAATAGGGCCAGGCTCCGCTCGTCACCGTGCCACCGCTCTGGGTACACAGGCTCGGCCTCGCCGTCGACCTCCGTCAACTTGATCTCCGGCACCGGATACGGCGGCTCCGCCTCCTCCGAGTGCACGCACCACAGATGCCATCCCTCCGGTCGCGTCACGAACCCATATGCCTCCGTCTCGTAATACTCCTGACCCTCCGCATTATCCGGCGTGTAGCACCGGATCAAATGCGGTTGCTCTTGGGCCTTCGCGTTGAAACTCACGTCCCACCTCCTCACATCGTAAATTGCAGGTCCGCTAACCCTCTATTAGTGGATCAACCTCCTCGTCGTGCGCTCCCTCGTCCGCGGCTTCTGTCGCCGGTCGCTCAACCTCACCGTCGTCGGCTTCCGCCGGCGGATCAGGTGCCCGGAATATCACCGCCGATCCGTCAGGATCCGAACGCACCTGATATCTGCCCTCCGGAAGGCTGTACTTCTGCCGCAACATCTCGATCTGCTCGTTTTCGGCCTCAGCTATGTCCTGGAACTCCTCCTGCAGCCGCTGCCGTTCCCGCGCCAACGCTACGAAAATCCGAATCTGTGTCTTGCTCAACCGTCGCTCGATCATAGTTTCTCCTTTACCACGCTGTTCCTGCGCTGTGGTCGTGAATGATGGTGTATGTAGTTGATCCCCCGGCCTTTGACGCGACGAGAACATCCCCGTCGTCGCCCTTCCCTGTCCCGTCGCTCATCCAGACAACGGCCTCGCCCTCGCTTGGCTCTGTGGGGTCACTGGAGCGTTCCGTGAAGTGGATTGCGCCTGTATCCGGATCGGTGCTCCGATTTCCGATCATGATTCCTCGCCCAACCCGAATGTCGCCAACGGTAAAAATATCACCGTGGCCAGGGGATAATGATGCGTTGTTGCCGACGCTAACGCCGTCATCAATAATCAGTTCCGGCAAAACGGTGATGTCGCTCGCGCCTATAGACAGTTTCGTTGATGTGCTTATGCTAAAAACAAATGCATCTGCTACAGTACCAAAGTCAAAAATTTCTACGCCAGCATTATCATAGTAGCTAATGGTAGCCTTTTCGGTCGCGCCATTTTTGAATAGGAGCCGGGCGGTTGACGATTGTGGGAAAATCAATCCTTCGCTGTCAAGTCGGACATTTCCGCCGCCAGCCAGGATCGCCCCATCTGTTCCCACCTCCACCTGAACCGTCGCGGAACCGTCACCGTAGAAGCCGAACTTGCCTGTGCTTTGGTCCCACCGAATTGCCGCCGAACCGCTCACATTGTCACCCAGCACAAGGTCAGCCTTGTCCATCGTAAAGCCGCCCCAGCTTTTACCGTCCTCCAGGCTCAGCCCAAACGCCTCGTTGCCGTCCTCGTCATAGGCGAACCATCCGCCAGCGTCAATGCTGGTCCTCGCCCCGCTGGTGCTCGTCGCTAGCAAGAATCGTCCGTCAAGGATGTACACCCCCGGCGCATCCAGCGCCCCCGTGTCCGCCAACGGCGCCCCCCGCTGGTACAGCCCGGCGACTTGCTCAGCGGTGAGGCCAGTTGCCAATACTGCAATTTGCGACAACGCGACACCAACCGTTCCCGCTCCGGCGCTGACGACGATGCCACGGAAATCAAAGCTCGCTTCCGACTGAGACGTGTTTTGCAGCTCTACACCATCCTCATAACTACGAACAGTAGTGCCGTCCCATGTCACCGCCGCGACATGCCACTCATCATCAGTCAGGCTAGCGGACGACCCCGCTAATGACGACCCGGTAAACGAGCGATTATCCAACTCCCAATACCAACGGTCGCCGTCTTGATTCCAAAGTGCGTAGAGATCGCCACTACCGCCATCGTTGAGCAAAACGGGATATCCACTAATGTTACTCGCGTCGGCCAACACCCGATAGATTAGGATGATGCTGCCAGACGTGAGCGTTTTTGAGCTCTGCGAATAAGTCAGCGTCGTCGCAGACCGTGTGCTTGTGCTTTCGTGTGCAGTGCCCGACCACGCTCCCCACGTCAAGGAGCCATCGACATAGGTCGTAGCATATGCACCCTTTTCGAGTTGTACACTATCGATATTAATATCCGATGCGGAGCGCAATCGAATCATAATGCCTGTGCTAGTGCCGGAGCCCAATGTCACAGTATATGTGTGTCGGGTCCACGTCGGCTGCGCCGTATACGTGCCGGATGTGTGCCATCCATCGACGCTGTCATAGACCCGGAGCTCAAACGTGCCGGAACCTTCCACGTAGACAGACAACGTCACCTGGTCGTCGCTTAAATCCGCATTGATATAATCGTAAATGTAATCTAGGTTGCTACCGGCAATATGTAGGTGCGTATCGCCATGCACTGCACTTATCGTACGATATTCAAACGTGGAAAGCGAACTATCGTCACTCCATCCCGTTTGAGCTTCCATCGAACCATGTTCGGCGTAGTTGGTAGTCCCCTTCTCCACCACCAACGCTCGTGTGTCAGGCCATCTACCAGCCACCTGATGGAACGCTCCCGAAATCGTCGCCGCCTGCCCCCGCAGCGATGTCCACGACGTGCTTGTGATCGGGCAGTCAGAATTGAGCAGTAACAGGCCGTCGGCGGTGGAGAAGAGTTGCTCACCGAAGCCGGTGGTGAATTTGGTCGCGTCCACCGTTCCTTCGATCAGCGCATCCCCGCGAATCCTCAGGCTATTGGTTTCGTCGTAGGCCATCCACTTGTCGCCGCTGTAATCTCCGATGAAAATGCCGTATTCCTCACTGGAGTAGTCTGCCAATCCGTTGAGGTCGCCCAGCCGGATAAGCTCGGTCTGCGCGTTATAGGTCGCGCCGTGCTTGAGGATGCTGATGCGCGGCGTGTCGTAGGCGTTAAGCTCGATCCGCCCGTCCCCCTCCTGACCGAAGGCCGCGAAGGGCGCGCCGTTGGGCCAGGTGTTCGCGCCGGACCCATCCACGTCCCGCGTTACATTCCAGACATTCGCGCCGACGTAGCTGCCCAACTCCATGTATTCCACCTTGAGCGACTGTCGGAACACGATGAAGTCTCCGGCGCTGAGGACGCTATCGGAGACGCCCAGGTCGATTTGCGTTTCCGAGCCGTCGATGTCCTCCTGAGTCGTGCCGCCGTACTTGGTGATGTAAAACCAGCCGCCCAGTAGCGTGATGGTGTTTTCTGCGAAGATGATCGTGTCCAACTCGGAGAGCCAGCCCTTGCGCCACAGGAGCGTGCTGGTGCCGATGTCGTAGGTGTCCGTCGTCTTGGGGATGAGGTGGTCTGCCACGCGATATGGGTCAAAGTCGCCGGATAGCGTCAGATCCACTAGTTGCAGCCCGCCGCCCGCGTCAGATTGCAGAATCGACGCCGCAGCGCCCGGATTGCTGGAGGTGGTCACTTCGTGCGTGTGGCTGCTCGCCGTCACCGCGTTGGATGTCCCGGTATTGAGCGTCGAAGGCGTTCCCAGCGCCACCGCATCGGCGGCTACCGTCAGCCCGTCGCCGTCCCCCACGGCCAGCGCGCTACCTCCGCCGCCGGTCAGCCCGTCGCCGGCCGCCTCCGCAGCAATGCGGTAGGCGTTGCTGGACACCTCAATGCCGTGGCCCGGTGAGCCCACATCCACCCCATCGACGTTGCCGACGTTGGTGATGGCGTTGCCCCCCATATTGAGCGCGCCGGTCATCGAGCGCGCCCCGTTGTGTTTCAGGAACTGAGGTGCCTGCGCATCATCCAGCGTCCCGGTGTGGATCGCCGTGTCGTTCAGCCCGTGCTGTGACGTGACGCCGGACCCACCCGAGGATCCTCCGCCGGATGTGGTCGCACCGCCGATGTTTAGCTCGTCGTCCCGGCCCAGCCAGATCTGCTGTTGCAGGTTGCGGTTCGGGTCGTAAAAGTTGATCGGCACCTCGTAACCGACGAGGGCGATCTCCTCGTCACTCAGTTCGTAGGGCATCGGGTCTCCGTTCCGCTAACCGGTTATTAGCAGACCACCTCGTAGCGAATAGCATCAATTCGGTCTCACAAACTCCGCCCAGAAATAGGCGGTCGCGATGTTGATGTCTTGATCAACGTAGACCTGGCACGTGATATAGTCCCCTGCCGCGAAGTCGTAGGGGCGGCACGCCAACGGCAGCATCAGGTCGTGCCCGGCGACGCGGTACGTCGGGTTGTGGAACTTGCCGATCTCGGTCGTGCCGTTCAAAAGAATCCGCACGCCGAAGATCAACTCGTTGCTGGAGATTCCGTCACTGTCGAACTCTACATTCGCGCCCACGCGGTAGATGCCGTCACCGTTGGCGACAAACGTCAGTCGCTCCGTATTCGTGCTCGTATCGTGCATCGCATTGGTGTCCAGGTCCTCGGCATCAAACTCAATGTCGTCCCACGACGACACGGTCGGATCGAACGCACTGCTGATATATACGCTGACGACCGGTTGGATCTGCCAGCGGGGCCGCGCGGAACCCGCGACGAGCACGTCGTGCTGGCTCCCGATCGCCAGACGCGTGACCGCCTTACTCCCCGTGGCGATAACGATATCGCCCTCGGTCGTCACCTGATTCACGCCCGTCGCCAGCAGCGACGAGCGCACGTTGTTGCCCCACGTCGTGGCGATGACCGCCCCGTTGCTTACCGCGCCCGGATCGAAAAATGCCATCTCAATAGCCTCCTAGTAAATCCACACGTCCCCGCCCTGCCAGGTCGACGTGTTCCACGTGCCCGCCGTCGCCCCGTAGTCATAGGCCTCTTCCAGATCCATAGAGACCACGTGCTCGCCCGTCCGGAAGTCGATCTCGTGCCGCAACCCGTAGATGAATCCCTCGAAGCTGCTCAGGCCCACCTGCGTCTCCGTCACGTCCACCCGGTCCACCAGCTCCAGATCGCGCGCCGCCGCCATCATCGTGGCGTTGTAGTTGGCCAGGAACTGCACGTTCCGCACCATCCCCCGCGGGTCCTTGTAGTAATCGAGCAGGAAGTCGGCCAATGACGCCGCCTCTGCCTCACTGCTGATCAGCACCGCGTCGATGGGCAGCCGCAGCTTGCCGTAGAGTCCCTGGCTCGTCGCGTCCTCCTCTACCAGCGTCACCGACCGCGCCCGGACCGCGTAGCCGCGCACCCGCAGCGTCTGCACGTAGACGGCGTGAGCCGCGCCGTTGGTCAGCGTCACCTCGGCGTGATCGCCGTAGGCGTCCATACCGGAGGTGACGTTGGAAGTCTCGTCGTCGCCCTCCCCGCCCTCGTCGCTGGTACATTCGTAATCCGTCGACGCCACCGGTGTAATCGCGTCTTTGCCGCCCAATGAGACGGCGATGTTGCTGGGATCCTGGTAGCGGATCGTGAAGGTGCGGCTCGCCCCGGCCTCGATGATCGGCGCCGTGCCGTCCGAAAGCTTCCCCAGCACCTCCGGAGAGGATCCCACCCTGCGGGGATGGCACGTCACCTCGATGTAGTTGAAGATCTGAGTCTCGCTCATCTCGTAGTCCAGCCCGATCATCGTGTCGTCCAGCGTCAGCTCCGCCGCCGCGTCCAGCGGCATCTGGTGCCGGTTGATGAAGGTCGGCTTGCCGTCGCCGGCGAAGAAGAACTTGCCCCAGTCCGCCGTGCACGCATCCAGCACCTTGTCGCTGGCCCGGATATCCTGGACCGGTCCGTTGGCCGCTTCGCGCTCCCAACTCCACCGGTCGGAGCTGGTCGGGAAGAGATTGATCCCTGCCTGGAAGTCGGTGGTCGGTGGGGAGTCGTAGACCGCGTTGATCACGTCGTCGATCACCTCGTCGGCGTAGACGTCGGTCACCAGCGCGATAGCGCCCTCGCTGGTGTCCAGCACCTTCATATCGTCTACGCACTCGATCATCGTCACCCGGTCCGCGCTGTACTGGTCCGCCGTCGGCTTGATCGAGGTCAGGTAGCCCGCGAATAGCGTCGTCGTCGTCCCGTCATAGGTCATCTCGAACTTGACCTTGCGCCGGGGCCGCACGTTGGCCGCCAGCGGCGGGCTGTAGTCCTGGTCCACGTTGTTCAGAATCGCGCTCAGTCGCCCCACCCGCGTCATCCGGGCCAGCGGATCGGAGAATCCCCGGTCGATGACGACCTTGTCCAGCATATCCGAGGTGACGTCCTCGCCGGCGTCGCCGTAGTCTCCATCCCCGTTCCAGTCGATGGAGAGCGTGTAGGTTGCCGTTTCCGTCGTGACCGTCATTGTTCCCCTAATTCACTATTAGCAGACCACTAGAACGCACGTTCCATTGACGCCGACCACCGACATGGCGTATACTGTAGATGAGCCTGCAGCTCACACACAGCCGAAAGTCGAATGCACATATTCCAAAGAAGCATGGTACAATGATCATGCAGGTCCCTGATCGGCGGCTTTCTCTGTGAGTTGCAGGCTCCGGAAAGTGCAGCGGTCGGGGATCTGTCTATGTTACAGAGCGAAGGAGCCTGCAAATGCCTACACACTCTGACCCACCCGCGGATGCGTCCGCACCGGAAGCCGACCTGCCCCGAGAGCAGATCCTCACGATGACCCTGGGCGAATACCTCGCCCATATGGGCCGCAACGAAACGATCTGCCGCCGCAACCATTTCACCGGCGCCGTCCTCGCCGCCCTGGAGCAGACGCCCCTGGGCGAATGGCCCGAGACCGTCGCCCACGCCGTCACCGTCAGCGTCCAACAAGCCGCCGTCGACCATCCTGATCCTCAGTATCTCCTCTGGGAAATCGGCCGCGCCATCGTCGTTGCCTCCATCGAGCTCTAGCCCCACGCCCCTCCCCCGCATATCGACGTGGGGGAGGGGCCCTTCGTCTGTCCGCATCACCGCAGCCGTGCTCCCCGCAGGATCCCGCGATCCTCCAACTCCCGGATCACCCGCTGGGCCGTCGCGCCGGGGCTTCCCGCGTCCGGAATCACGATATCGCCGTTCCACACCGACCCACCGTTGTTCACCGTGCCCCCACCGCCGCCCGTCAGCGGCGTAATAAAGACCCCGGATGACGTCGCCCGCATAAACTCAGGCTGCCCGCCCTCTCCGACCACGCCCGTCCGGCCCGCCGGCAGGAACCCGCCCGTCGCGAATCCTCGGCTATATGCCCCACCGGTGATATCATCCATAAACTCCTCGCGACCACCGGCGCGCTCCTGGCGCACCTTCATCAACATCTCAATCTCCAGCCGGGTGGGAACGTCGTTCAGTGCATCGCGAATCCTGTTGATCGCATCGCGAACCCGGTCGCCCTGGCTGGCTGTTTCCTGCATCGAATCCCGCAGCTTGCTTTGATTGTCCAAAAACGCCGATGTCGCGGCTTCCGAATCCATCAGCGCTTGGTTATATTGATCGTGCGCGACAGCCGTGTCGCTGGTTCCGTTTGCCAGATCCCGCTGTACCCTGGCCACCACGCTGTTAGTTTCCGCGTAACGCTCTGCCAATCCGGTATACCGTTGCGTTTCCGCGCTCACAGCCTGCAAACGGCCCTCAATGTCGTCTAAACCGACGCGGCTTTCTCCCCAGATTGTTCGGGTGCGATTCATCATTGAGTTGTAATGCGCCTGGCTGGCCGCCGCGTCACCGAATATCCGTGCATAATCGTTGATCGCCGACTGTTGATCGTTGACCTCCCGCGTCACTTTTGCGATCCCCCTGGCCATCGTGCCCAATATTGGGGCGAATCCACGACCCAACTCCGACTTTAGGTCGGCCCACGCGGCTTTAGCCTGCAGCACCGATGTGACGTTATCCTCGACGGTGCCATCCAGTTTCTCATATTTCTCATTCATCAACTCCAAGATCGCAGTGTCGAACGCCTCGTTAGCGTCCATTCCCGCATCCTTAAGCTCTTGAATGCGCTCCGTAGCCTCCTCGACGCCGATGCCGAAACTGTCGACTCGGGCCAGGGAGTCATTTGACATCATGATTTGAAACTGCTGCATCGTTCCGCCGAAGCGCCCGCCCAGCGCGTCGACGTTGCGCGTGATATCCGCGATGCCCTCCGCGCTGTCGGCCAGCCCCAGCGCCATCAGGTTGGTGGCGTCTTCCATCAACTGGGCCTCGCTGCGCGTGTAGAGCGTTGCCTCCTGGAGCTGATCGAGCATTATTGTCGCGCGCTGGCTACCGCCCGCGATGCGTTCAAAGGAACGCTCGGAGCGTTCGGCTTGCGCGCCGAGCTCGGCCAACTCCACAGTGACCTGTGCTACCTTCCTGGCCGCAGCTACAGCGCCGATGGCCTTGAGCGTGTTGGTGAGCTTGGTGAAACCGTCGTCGGCTTGACGAGACCCAGCGTCTGCCTTGCGCGTCACATCGTCAAGTCCCTGTAACTCCTGCTTGGCATCCTGGATGTCGCGGGTAGCCTCATCCAGCATACTCAATATGATCTCGACCCTACTCGCCATAGATCTCCCTCAGCCGTAGCACTTCCATTTTGATCTTCCAAAACTCCGGATTCTGCTCAGCCCACGCCGCCCAGTTCGTCGCCGTCCGAAACGACCGCATCGCGTTGTACGTGTTGGCCGCCGCCGTCATCCGCCGCAGCGTGCCGAGCCCCGCGCCCGCCGGCCCGAAGACCGCCGCGGCCCCGTAGGCGTCGGCGTGCCAGGCCATCTCCAGCTCCGGCGGCGGCGGACCGTGGCCTTCACCGCAGGCCGCCGCCGCCAGAATCATTCCCCCGGCACCTCGTGCGCTGCCACGAAGGCTTCGTTCCACATCTCCGCCAACCGCGTGATCGTCGGTGGGTGTAGCTCGCCCACCTCGTCTTCGGCGATCCCCGCGACCCATCCGCAGCGCACCAGGATCCGCACCGTGTTGCCGTTACGCTCCGGTACGGAGACCGCCAGCCGGTTCCGCGCCGTCTGGTTCAGCACCTCGCGGCTCAGCGTCTGGAACTGCTCATCCCTTAACTTAACCTTAGCGGACCGCAGACCGCGCACGAAGTCCACGGCCAGCTCGATGACCTCGCGGTCGGCGCGCCCTTGCTGCATCTCGCGATCCGCCGCGAAATACCGCTCGATGTCGCCCTGCCGCAGATCCTCCGGAATCTCCACCTGCAGCGTGTAGTCTCCGTCAGTGATCTTCATCCGTCACCTACGTCGCGATGGTGCTCTTGGTGATCGAGGCCGCCATCACGGCGAAGCTCACCGCAATCGGCTGCGCATCCTCAGCGTCCACGGGCGGGTACTGGAACTGGCTCAGCTTGGTCGCACCGGTGGCATACTGGAAATCGCCGCCGGACCCACCCGCCGGGCTCCAGCGCAGGTAGACCGCGCCGCCGCCCGCCGTCTCGTGCTGTGCTCTCAGCACCTCAAATCCATCGGTGGCCTCTTCGGTGTAGAGAATGTTCACCGTGATCTCGACCGGTTCGCGTTTACCGAACGTGATAACAGCGGTGTCGCCGTCGTGCGTGTAGCGCACGCCCGAGGCGCGCGTCTGCGGCGGCAATTGCACGCTCTGCTCGTGACCGGAGATGTCCGTCCACACTGATCCATTGGTGGAGATTTCCACCTGAGCGGCAGCGCCGCTCATTTCATTCGTCGTCTGTGTCATCTATATCCTCCTCAACCTGTGATGTGACCTCGCCGGACACAATGACCTTCTCCGTAAAGCCGTCCGTTATGGACGACTCCCAATCCAACACCGGCTCCGTCGCCGGTGCCGCTTCCCGCCCCTCGCCTCTGGGCAGATCTACCCAGGGCGTGATGCACCGCTTTTCCAAAAGGATCTGTGAGATCTCCCCGTCCAGCGCGATCATCTCCCCGCGCTCGTAGTACCGATTCTGCGAGGGACTGTACAGCCTACTTAGCACGCGCCATTTAGCCGTCGGCATAACATCTCCTTATCCGTGGCCCTCGATCTGAGCCACCACACCCCAGTAGGCGCCCCCGGCGATCTCCACGATCTGATTTCCGCCGCGGATCGACCAGGTCACCGTAGATTTCCCGATATTCACCGTAGAAATGGCGTCTGCGAGCGCGTCGTCCAGCGCGTCGGCCAGCGTCTGCACATCAGCGTAGTTCGACGGCTGCGTCGACTGCCCCACGGGCTCGATCACGACCCAGTAATCAACCCGCGTCGTGGGCCAGCCCCCGTGGGTCTTGGACGTCATCGGTCCCTGCTCCCGCGTAAATCCCCACGGGAACGACGCCGGTAGATCCGAGGTGTTCAGCGACACCGGCGGATGCGTGTATTGGCGCACCACGCCCGATACGCTCAGGCTGCTGGCCACGGCCGTAATTATCTCTGCGATCGTCGTCATACCAGCCTCCGGTAGGGATCCAAAACCACCTTCACGTCCTTCGGCATCCCTTGCGGCACCGTCATCACGCCGGCCGACGGCATGGCTGTCACGTCGAAGATCTGCGCGTCTTTCTGCCGGTAGTAGTACGACGCCAGCCGGATACAGGCGTGCACGATGTCCGCCGGCGGCGTCACCGAGTAGCCCCACCACCCCGTCACTGTGATCCCATCTTCCGGATCGTCGGTGTAATCCCACGACTCCGAGGATGACGATGCTAATTTGACCGCATAATACGGCGTTTCGTTGCGCGGCTTCGTGTGGTAGTCGGTGGTCTCCAGCGTCGTCCCGCCGCTGCCGTCATCCGCGTTGGTCACAATCGACGTGATCTGGCAGAGATCCTCGTCGAAAAAGAGCGTGCGCTCGACCGTGTCCACGCCCACGGTGAAATACCGCGTGCTGTCAGATCCCACCTTGAAGATGCGATCCGTGTAGGTCTCGATAGCCTTCTGTGCCCGGTCGATCAGGTCGTCGATCAGGTCGTCGTCCGTGGCCTCGCTGATGCCCAAATACGTTTTGACCTGCGCCTTCGTGCAATAGGCCATCAATCCTCCTCGTCCTCACCGTCAATCCGCAGTGTGAGGAACTCGTACTCGTAGGGATTGCCCTGACCGTCGTCCACCACGGGCCAGACGATCCGCGGGCTGGGATTCAGCGTAATGTGACCGCAGCGCACGCCGAAGTCGTGCGCCTGCATGAACCCGTGCGCCTCGCAGTCCATCGCCAGATACCAATCGTTGGCCGCGCCTTCCTTGACGCGCCGGAAGTTCACCTTTTCCAGCACGTTCCGCCAGATCAGCGTGCACCCCAGCCCCACGCCCGCGGTCCGGCCCACCTTGCCCCAGTATTCCGCGCGTTTCTCGTAGTCGTCGCTGATGTAAGTGCCCTTGCGGCTATTGACCTCCTCGAAGGCCAGCCAGCGATGCTGTCCGTGCCGTGAGCAATAAAGCCCATAGGCCACGTCCGCCGGGATGCGCGTCAGCCGCTGCAACGCCAGCGGCGGCACGATCATATCGCTCTCCACCGTGAACATCGCGTCGTAGCCGCCTACCAACGCCATCCACCGCGCCTCCTGGTACTTCGCCAACACCTCGTTGTAAGCCGTCTCCCGGTCCACCGGCCCGTGGTCCGCGCGCCCGAAGACGATGTCCATCGGCACGTCCCAGTTCAGCCGGAAGATGCTTTCCAGCGTCCTGCCGAACACAATCGGATGCACCGGATGCAGAGGACAATACAGTAGGATCTTTGGATGATCAGGATGCTCGATATCCATAATGCCGCGCCAGCTCCTTAATGTCTCGATAGAGAGGCGTTGCCGCCTCAACGTCTTCCCACGTCACCGCCCTATGCTCCCTGTGATGTACATCCGTAGAAAGCCCGTCCAAAATCGCCGTTGCCGCTTGTTCTGCTAATAATGAGTTAGTGGACCTGACATATCCCATCCACATCTCCCATACCTCATTCAGAGATTCGATGCGATACGTGTACGCAGCCTGATGCTCGCATAGCTCATTCCACCGCAGCCAATACTCCGCTGCCCTGCGCAGCACCGGCGCTCCCCGGTCCACGTCGATGTGTTTGCACGTCCAGTCCCACGAGATCGGCTGTGCCGTCGTCAGGCTGCCGATGGTAGCCAGCGGCTCCCGAACCTGGTGCAGCACGATATTGAACATAGGATACGGTCCCTGCTGATGGTAAGGCGGATATTTGCTGTCCGTAACCGCCCATAAACTCGACACAATGCCGTCCCGTCCCAGTCGCTCGTGTCCCACGTCCAGGCCCAGCCGTTGCAGCACGCGCGCGATGTACAGCGTCCCGCTGCGACCGCAGCCCGTGACCAGGATCACAGCCGGCCCCGTTCCCGCAGCCACGCCGCGCATACCGCGTCCCGTTCCTGATAATGCTCCGGGCGGAACTCATAGCCCACGCCGAACCGCTCCAACGTCTCCAGTCGGCGCGATAGCTCCCGACTGACCCAGTGGACGGCCTCTCCGTCGCCGATATCCAGGCTCCAGTAGATGTCCGATGCCGACGGGTGCTGTGGTATTTTGGCCCGGCGCACCGTCTCCCGCCGGAAGAGCTGGAAGTGGCCCTTCAGAATCGCGGCCCAGCCGTCCCGGTCGACGATGTCCGGTCGATAGTGCGGAGGCTCAATCTGCAATCCCCTGCCCGCCACGCCCAGCAGGTTGCTCACGCATTTCCGCATGTGCAGCGAGATCGCGTCTTCCAGGAACGTATCGTCGCCCAGCAAGAAATCGTCGTCCTGAAACATCCCCCAGGGCGTCTCGATCCGGCCGGCGACCACGTACCGCGCCCACTCCCCGGCGTTCCACGGAATCGCGATCAGCCGGTCGGCGCCGAAGTCCTCGAAGCCGTCATTGTTGATGAGCCAGATCTCCACATCAACCGTCTGCGCTCTCAGAGCCTCGATGATCCACGGCAGATTGGCCTTGCGCTTCCACGACAAAAGCACGGCAGTCACATCAGATATCATCCGGCGCTCCTCTGCTGATCCGCTGCACGGCGACCAGGATCTCGTCCAGCCAGACGACGCGCGGATCTCGCTGCCACATCGCGTCCAAAAACGCGAAGTCCCCCACCGTGGGCTGCCCGAAGTGGGCGATGTCGCGCTTGTACCAGTCCGCGCGGGTGATGAAGTCAAAGGATCCGATTTTACACCTCACCGGTGCTTCACCCCACGACGCTGTGTGAGGCAAAATCCCCAGCTCGCCGTGATCGCCGCGATAGATGACGATGTGCGGCTGATCGTGCTCTCTCACCGTCCGTTTGAGCATCGCAACGGCATCCCTGCGCAGCAAAACGTCATCATCGTCGAGAATCAACACGTAATCCCCTGAGATACCGTCTGCGTGCGCCGCCAGGGCCTTATTCGCCCACTCGACGCCTCTGCCGACCTCATCCACGATAACCACGTGCTCGAAGTCCAGATCTGTCTGTGCGCACAGGCTCGCCGTGTGTCGCGCGTACAGCGTCGGTCGGCTTGCCATATGGCGTGTCACGATGCTCAAGAAAGGCATAAATCCTCCTTGAGGGAGGAGGCTGCCCTCCTCCCTCAATCGACTGACGACCCGTCTAGTTGATGATCTCGGTGACGTCGGTCAGGTCGTAATCGCCGGCCGGGCTGTAGCGACTGTGATCCGCCAGCACAACCACACCGCAGGTCAGATTCTGATTGCTCGGCGTTACGCTCACCTTGACGTAGCGGTACGCCTGCCCCAGCGTGGTCACGAGGTCCTCGGCGGTGAGCTCGATGATGCCGACGGCGTCGTCCTGCGCGGACCCGGTGAACGATGCGGTAGTGAGGAGTTTACTGGTGATGTTGGAGTAGGTCCCGCCGGACGCGGTCGCGCCCTTCAGCCGGACCACAACGCTGCCGTCGTTGCCGGCTGCGTAGTCGCCCATGTTGAAAATGACGAGGATGCGGCTGTGATACCGCATATCGATGGCGTCGGACAGCGACTCCGCAGCGGCGGTCAGGGCCTGTGGCTTGATGCGCGCCACGACGGCCAACTGCTCGGAAAGCTTCGGATGGTACGTCATAGTCTTGCTCCTTATGTTTGCCGTAGGGCGATTCTTGATCGCCTAACGTTTGATTAGTGGATCAGGTCCCGGCCCGCGTCACCACGGGCCGGGCTCTAGCCTTAGTCGTTGAACTTCACGAACGGGCTGACGGTGTAGCTGCCCTGCGGATCCGCCAGCGTGATGGAGCTCTTCAGCCAGGGCTGACCGTCCATCCGCTCGTCGAACCGCCAACCGACGCGGCCCGTGGTGAAGTAGGCGTGCTCGCTGTAGGCCACCTGGAGCCCGCCCTCGCGCTCGAACATCAGGTACGCCCCGAAGTCGATCAGGTCGATACAACCGGAGTTGTCCGCCTGCGGGAGATGCTCGCTCTGCAGGAACTGATAGCCCAGCAGGCTCTGCATCGCCGGGCTGGACATATTCCCCTGAAGCGCAGCCGCGCCCGCGGTGCCGATCTCCATCGTGCCGAGATCGTTCCACATCGACGGGTGGAATGTCCAGCGTCCCTGTCCGCCCAACGGCTTGAACTTGGACACCATCTCCAACGCGTCGGCCCAGTTGAAGACGCCGTCGCTGTCCGGCGTGACGTCGACCGCTGCCGGGGCATTCAGGATACCCAGCGGCTGTCCCACACCGGTGCCGCGCAGGATGAAAAACTCCTTTTTCGCGGCGATGGCGATGCCGAAGAGCCCCCGCAGGAGCTGCTCGAGCGCCATTGGGCTGTCGGTCACCACCTCGTTAGAGACGGGCACGACGCCGCCGACCTTGTGCAGCCTCCACTGGATCTGCTCGAAGTCCGGTTCGGTCTCGGTGTAGCTGCCGCCCTCGGCGGTCACGTCCGCGGTCACAGCGCCGGCATAGGCGGAGTCACCCACCCCCGCCGTCGGTGCCGCGAACTGATCCAGCGCCGGCCAGCGTCCGCTGTCGCCGGTCCGGATCGGGATCGGGCGCACGAGGTTGAGGATCGGGCTGATCTGGTACGCCACCTGCAGCAGCTCGGTCCGGAAGTCCTCGGGCACGATAACGCCGTCATCCTCGACGGTGATCGTCTTGTAGACGCTCTTGAGCCGCTTGGTGTCGTGCCGCTTGACCGCGACGAGGAAGTCGCCCAGGCTCTTCACCTCAGGATCGTCATCCCCGCCGTCCATCGACACGTAGCCGGGCCCCTGATCCTTGCCGGGCAGATTGTCGAGGAAGGCCGTGACCCGTTCCATCGCGTCGCCGATGGACTTTACCTGGCCGTCCAGCTCGCCCTGCAACGCCGTGAACTTCTCCTGGAGCATCTCGTTGAGCTGCTCCTCCGTGATAAACTGTTGCTCAGTCATATCTCTGCTCCTTGTTTCAATCTGAATGTTTACTCAAACTTCGACCGCAGGATCCTGAGGACCCGCAGTGCCGTATCCGGATCGCCCTCACCGTCACCACCGGCGCCTTCCGCGCCCTCTGGGGTGACCTCCGGAGGTCTGTTTCCATCAACGGTTTCTGAAATCAGTGCCTTCAACTCCGGCACCGTCTCAGACAATGCTTTGAGTGCCTGGACCACGTTGTCGCTCAACATGCGTGGATCCATCGGTGACACGGTCAGCGCGTCGCGTTTCAAAGGCCATTTCACAATGTGTCCGTCTGCCGCCTTGACGACGCCGTCTTGTACGGGCTCGCTCGATGTGCCGACCAGACCGGCCCCGATCAGTGTTTCCAACCACTCCACATATTTCTTGCGGCGATGAAGCACGCGCTCCACCCACATTCCGCGCTCGTCTGATCTGGCCGTTTTCCAATCTACGTAGCCCAGCACGTCGTCCCGTCCCGGCGACATATCACCTTCCAAATGCTTTCCTAGACCATGCTCCCAATCCACATATAGGCGCCCGGTCTCTGTGTAAGCGCTCTTGAGCTCCGTTTCCGGCGTGAAATACTCCCCCAGACTGCCGTCCTCATTCACGCGCTCGCTGCCCAAGCCCTCCAAATCGCGCCCGCCGTATAGCACGATGTAGTTGGCCACGCGCAATTCGTCGTCCGTTTTCGAGACCGCCTTGAGCGCGTTCGATGCCGGTCGGGTCTCTGGATATGGGACGTATTCCAACCTGACCCGGACCCACTCTGACCGCTGTGAAAAGCTGATACCATCATTGCCTTCGCTGTATGGCACCCGCCACAGCTCGCCGGATATCTCCACAATCACGGCGTTGTCCATCACAGTCTCAACATAGCTGTTCGACGGCTCGGCCATCATAGCGCCGGCGGAGTCGTACGTCTCGTACCACGCGCTTCGCACGCGGCGGGTGTAATCGTCGAGATCGATGCCCTTGCCGGCCCCGTCCACACCCAGCAGCCTGCGAACCGCCGCATTAGCTTTCGAGTCAGCAGAGAGCAATCCCAGGACCTCGTGCATCGTAGCCTCGTCCACCTGTTCATCACCGAGCAACTCGGACACTGCCTTTAGTCTGCGTCCCTTGCGCGCCAGCAGATTCCGTACCCCAGTCTCCGCGTTCTGATCCAGCATTTTGAACATAGACCCTTTCCCCTCCTCACCACCATCCTCGGCGATATACAACACAGCCTCCTGTGCCTCCGCGTCCGCCAGCGTGTCATGACACCCCAGGCTCTCACCCGTCGGCTGCCCATCCTCATTCTTCTTGTAGACGCAATAGCGCCCGTCTTTCTTCGCGATCGTGTATGGCATCAACGCCTCCTCACAACACAAAAACGCCGCTCGATAGCGTCCACAAACAGCAGTAGAGCCTGCCGAACCAACAGCCAGAACTCGCGCTCGTTCACGGTATCTCCTGCTTCAGTCGCTCTACAATAAACCCCTGCGTCTTGGGCTCGGCCTTTTCCATCGCCTCTTCGTCCGTAATCCATCCGGTCGTCTCATGGTAGGCCGCCTGCAGCTCCGCGCTGTGCACAATCGGACCGTAGCTCGCATTGTTGCTCACCACGCGCGTCATGCCGCCGTGGCGTCCCTCGATCGTCCACTTGCGCCCCAGCGTCTCCGACTGCGGCGAGACTCCGCGCCGGTACGGCACCTCGATAGCGCCGTTCTTGAGCGCCCAAAAGAAGTACCGTTGCTGCTTCTTCGTCTTGAACCCATTCGGGAACTGCGGTCGTCCTCCGGGACTGGGCGGATACTCCGCCATAATGCGCTTAACGTAGGCTGCACCTATGGCCAGTCCGGCCTTGGCCCATTCCAACGATGCTAGATTCTCCAGCATCGCCACCGTCTCTTTGAGCCCTCTCAGCTTGACGCCCATCACGCCGCCTCCGGCAGCTCCCACGACACAAAGCACCGACACCGCGGGTGCAGAGGAGGAAACCGCCCGTCCGTGATCTGCTGATTGTGCCGTGGCCCGCAAATCGGGCAGACCAGCTCGTCTTGGCTCGTCTGGTGAATCGGCGCCAACTCCACGTTGAACTCTTTCCGAATCTCATCCGCAAACGAGATCTCACCCTGTGCGCTGGCCCGCGTGATCTCCGTCGTCGCGATCATATCGGCCCGCACCGGCCCGAAGAAGCCGGAAAGCTCCTCTCGCAGGTCTCCCAGCGTCAGGCCATTCTCGTAGTAGTTCGTCAAGGCCCTGCGCAGCCCGGTGCGCGTCGTTTCGTTGAGTCCGGTGACCAGGTCAAACGTGTACTGCCCGGCCCACTCGACCGCCCGCGTGTTGACCAGTCCCCACTCTACCGCCAGCGGCTGCGACGCCATTAACTCCTGAGCCTGCTCCAAGAATATCTTCTCGATCTCCGGTTGAATCGCCTCGCTGAGATCTGCCGTCATCTGCCGCCAAAACTCCGCTGGCACCTTGTCCACGCTGGGAGGATTGCCCAGGGCGTCCATCAGACGCCGAAGCTGCTTCGACAGCGCGCGCCCCAACCGCCGCGCTAATCGCTTCTCCCATTCCTCCCGGTCCTTAACGTCCATAGCCTCTCTGTTCCGCTAACGCTACATTAGCAGGCCTATGGATACCCGGCCCAGACGTCGGTGAAGATCGCCTTGACGTCGTCCTCGGTCTTCGCAGTCTCCAGCGCGCCGCTGATCGCCGCGGCCAGCACCGGCGGGACGAACTTACACTCAAAGTCCCGGTCCAATCCGCCCGAGATGTGCTTGCTGGCCCACCGTTGCCAGGTGCCCAGCTCACTCTTGGCGTCCGGCGTCAGACCCGTACCCTCACCGGCTACCACGTCATCGTCATCCTCAATCTCGCCGGCGTCTTCCCGCGTGTCGTTTGAGAGATTTGCCGCCCAGATCTGTTCCAGCTTCTGGCGCTGCTCCTCGTCAACGTCGTATCCCAGGATGTCCATTGCCACCCCGGCAATCGGCCCGGCGCTCAATGTCGTCACGAGCTGTGTCAGCGCATCCGCGCGCTCCGCCTCGGACTGCTGAAAAATGTCCATCCGCTCCGGCTCGAACGCCAGCCGGTAGCCCATCGGCTTGAGGAGCTGCTCGTTAATCACTGCCTCAATGAACCGAGCTTCAGCGTTGATGCAGTTCTCGTAGAGCCACATCCGGTCGACATCCGCCGTGGCGTAGTTGGCCGCGTTACTGAACAGCATCGTATGCGGAATCCGCAGTGCCGTCGCGATAGCCTCGCGCTTTTCCTCGCTAATCTCCTGGTTCTTCAGTGCCTCCAACCCCTCGCCGACTTGCACGGCCTCGACGGCGTCACCGTTGACGATCTCCGTCTGCCAGGCCCGCTTGATACCTGTAAACATCCGATCCCACCAGCTCTTCAGCTTTTCACGCTCGCCTTTTACCACCCGGCCCTTGGTCACCAGGAGTGTCGGCTTGATCGCCCCTCGCTTGAAAAATGCCGCCGCGAACTTGTCGACGTTCAGGACCACCCCGGCCGCCGCGGATGCTGCCTCCGCCGGGCTTGCCGTCGGCGGACCCAGCTCCACAAACGGATCCGGTTTCCAAAAGTAGACGAACTTATCATCGTCATACCACGTATCTTTGCCGCGTCGCCGGAAACGGATGATCGGCTCGCCGGTTTGATCGGCTTTGATGTCGTGCTCGACCTTGCTCGAGATGAGATACTGTAGTTTGTACGGGCGCGATCCGGTGAGATTCGGCCGGCGATACAAATACGAATAGCCCCAGATCGTCAGGGCCATCTCGATCAACCCGAACAGCACGGTCGGATTCGGCAGAAACCCCAGCGCGTTGGTATACTGATCGTTGCTGTCAACGACCGTCTGGTTGTCGTCCTCTCCCTGATAAATCGAGAATGGCATAGCCATCAGCGCATTGGCCCGGATGTCGACGCCGGCGAAGAGCCACGGTACTTTTTTGTACAGCGTCTGCAAGTCCTCGCTATCGTCGTCCGTGTAGGGCCGTCCCATCACGACGTTCCAGGCTTCCTCGGGAAGCTCGTTTAGGCTGACCGTCTTCAAAAACGGGCTTCTCAGTGAAGGAGCCACGATACCTCCTCTGGAGCAAAGGTGAGGGCCAGGGCGTCCAACAAATCTGGGCTTCGCCCAAGGCTTTTACGCAGCTTTTCCTTATCCGTCACCTTGATCTCTCCCTTCTTCACTGCATAGCGAGGAGCGCATAGCTCATCCGCTAAGTCCTCATTAGGGGGCAGGGCTGCCTCCGGATCCGTGCGCAACCACTCTCTCACGCGCCACAGCATCTGATCCCGCAGAAGCCCGAACTCGCCCTCCTCGACGATCTCCGTTGCGGAGCTGGCCACCTTGACGGCGACGGCTGCCCCGTCGTAGGGCTTCATCAATCCGGCGTCGAGATCCTGCTCCCAGCGCCGGTACATCTGTGGGGCCACGCCTGATCCTAACCCTGTCGCATCGACAAAGGAGACCTCTGCGTTGCGCTCGTAGGCCGCGCGGGCCGCGCGGTCGCCGGTCACCAGCACGTCCACCCCACTCCACGTCTCGAAATGATCTACCCAGGATCCGTACCGCCAGCAGGCAGCGTTACGGTCCGTGCCGAACTCCGCCACATCCTGCCCGTGGATCGGTCGCACGCCCTCCGGCGGCTTCGCTCCTACCCGCTCACGACGTGCCACCCACCGAGCCATTGCGGCTTGTACCCAGGCCCTGGCGATAAGCTGGTTCTCGGATTGGCCCGGATACCGGGCCAATACCATATAGGCCAGCGCGGGGTTGGTGATCTCGCGCCACTCCCCGCCGACCAGCGGCCCCAGCTCCTGCCCGTTCTTCGCAGTCGCCTTGGCGCCGTCCAGATAATTCGGTACCCTAAACCAATCCGGGCTGTCGTCTGGCACGTCCTCGCCCGTTGCCGCGGGCCGGCTCCACTCACAAATGCGCCGGACCGTCGTTTCGCGATCCACCGCACCCGGAATCACGTTGCGTCCGGTGACCACGTTCGGATGACCGAATGCATCCAGGATCACTACGTTGGCCTCGCCGCTCTGAATCATCCGATAGACCGGGCCCGAGGCGTCCCGCGGGTTGAACATCACCAACAGTCGGACGTGCCCGCCCGACATACAGCTCTCAATGCCCTTGTACACCTCGTCCGGCACCGCGTCGCCCTCGTCCACGATAAACAATAGGTGCGGCGCGTGCACGCCGCTGAATTTCGCCTCGCGTTGCGCCGGCGTCCCGCTCTGTGGAATCGCTCGTCCAACCATCCACCAATCCGGCGCCACCTCGATATTCAGGTAGCCGGCCGTCATATCCTCGACGACCTCCGAGGCAGCCATCATCCGCGCTTCAACCTCACTCCACAACAGGTTTTCCAGGTTTTCGAGGGGCGGCGCCGCCGTCGCGATGACCTTGGCCCGCGGGAAGGTGCTGAGAAACCACAGCGCGATACCGCTGGCCACATACGTCTTGCCGACCGCGTTGGCCGACTGCACGACCGTCACCGTGTAGTCTCGCACGCTCTCGCTGACCTGCTCCTGCGCATCGATGAGATTGCAGCCCAACACGCTCCCGATGAAGCCGTTGGGGTCTGTCTGATAGCGCGTCAGATTCGCGCTAGTCCGTGTCGGCATCTGCTGCAGACGTTCCAGCATCTTCACCTTCGCCCATGTCGGCCACTCTCTCCAATTGCTGCTCAATCGCGCTTTCAAGTCCCTGCACCTCAATTGGCAATGCTACACCCCGCAGCCGCGTGATAGTATCCGCGGCTTCCTCGTCAGATAGTGCCAATAGCGTCTCGCTCGCCTTGATCCCGTGCTGGTCGCGATTCTCCTTAGCCGTGTCCCGCAGGCCCTGGACCGCGTCCAGGCTCCCCTCGGCGATCGCTCGGCGCCGCAATTGCGACGCACGTGCTTCAATGGCTGCTGTCTGCTCGTCTCTCCAACGAAGGGCGGCCCTTGTAGCTATCTCCAGAGCTTCCGAAATAGCTGGATCATTCTGCCATCGTTGGTACCAAATCCGTTGATTACATACACGGGGATCTTCAAAGACATGGCTCCATGGCACGTCGTTTGCTGTTGCACTGGCCAACAAGAGTACGGTCGCCCGCTTTTTGGCCACGTGCGGCTTTTTAATCTCATCCAACGCTCGACGTAAGTCTATATTTAGCCAACCAACCGCTTCTGGTGGCGTATCTTTGCTCCACCATCTCCAAGTTAGGCTCATCTGGTACCACAGATCCGCCGAGGTACCGAAAGCCTCCCCGAGCGCCTTCGCGAAATCCCTGGTGATAGCTCTGTCTTTCTCTAGAATCTTATGTAGCACAGCAAGTTCCAAGCCGGACGTGCGGGACAGGTCTTCTAGGGACCATCCCCGCTCCTCCAACTCCCGCTCTATCACATCTCCCGGCCTTGAAACTCGCATCGGTCTCCTAACAATCCCGTACGGGCATCTTAATCCAGCTGCACAGGCAGAATCACCGTGATATCGTCGGTCGCCGCCGGCGTGATCGCACCACGTGTCACCAAATAACCCCACAGGCTACGTCCGGAGCTGATCTGGTACGGCACGAATCTATCCTCAACAGTAATCACCGATGGCGTCCCCGCCGCCATCCACGATTTCCCACTGGTCGAGATGACGCCCGCCAAATCATGCAGGTCAGCTTCGGTCGGGGCAAAAGCCGCGTCATCGTTAATGGCGGTCGGTTCGGAGTTGAAGAGCCACAGCTCCAACTCCACATCCGATCCGCTGTCGTCAACAATGACCAGCGGACCGGCGACGCCGGCGCCGCCGTCACTGCGACCGGCGTTCTCAAACTCAATTTTGCCACCGAGTACGTCCCCTGCGGCGTGCTCTGCGGCCGCGGTGGTCAGCGTGACCGGCAGCGTCTTGGTCATCTCGTAAAACCCAGCGATCTCTCTCCGTTGCGGCAAATCACACCTCCCCTAAGCCCTGACCGGCACCGGCTTCTGACCGTCCCATTCCTGCGGCAGGATTTGCGGGTGCACGGCCATCTTAGCAACGTCGACCTGTTCGGCCTTGCACGCATCCCCTGTTTTCGCCTGCCGATTCATCGCAGCCGCGATAGCTCCAGTCTTGTCTGCGAAGGGGCCACACTCAAGCTGTTCGGTTGCCAAATTCCGTACATACCATTTCGGGTTTGATACACAAACTCCGTGAGCCATAAGACCTCCGTTTATCAGTCTGCTAAGAGACGATTAGCAGACCTAACCCAACTCATCCTCAATCCGCTCCACGCCTTCCGCCTTCCGGTACGCATACACCGTCCGATTCGTCCGCGTATCGAAGACCATCCGGCGGGTCAGCACACCCGCCTCGACCAATCCCTCAAGCCGCATCCGGGCCGCCGTGTCCCCCACCCCGGCCCGCGCTTTGTAATCCGACCGCGTGATCT